GTCGACCTGAAGCCGCCCCCGCCCCCGAAGAGCATCTTCGAGGAATGGCAGGGCTCCATCAACCAGGTCGCCGCGGCGTTCGCTGACCTGGGGGCGGTGAGCGGCGGGACGTTTGGCGAGATCACCGACCACATCGCGACCGTGGTCGGGGCGATGAATGCCGCGCACGCCTCGAGCAAGACGTTCCAGTCCGGCTTAGCGTCCATCCAGACCGGCAATCTCGCGAGCGGGCTGGGTGGGGTCGCCGCGGGTGCGGTGGGGGCCGTCGTGGCCTTTCAGAGTGCCACGAAGGAAACGGGCGTGATGTCGAGCGCGCTGAGTGGCATGGCGATCGGGTTGTCGGTGGGCGGCCCGTGGGGGGCGGCCATCGGGGCCGCGGCCGGGGTGATCAAGGGCCTCTTTAATCGGGCGAAGGAGCTTAAGGAAGTCAAGAACCTCCGCAACGATTTCATCGAGGCGGCGGGCGGCATGGCGGCCTTCAAAGAGCAGGCGATCGCCGCCGGCGTCAGTCTGGACGCCTTCTTTAAGGCGAAGAAGAAGAAAGACCTGGAAGACGCGGTGAACAGTATTACGGAGGCGTTCAAGTTTCAGCAGGAGGCGCTCAACCTCGTCGTCGAGACGGCGCAGAAGTACGGGTTCACGCTCGAGGAGCTCGGGCCGGCGCTCGCCCGCCAGGAGCTCGACAAGCAGGCGCAGCAGCTCTACGCGGACTTCCAAGTCCTCAATAGCGCCGGCATCGAGTCGGTCGCCATCACCGAGCGGATGGCCGAGTCGGTCAATGCCTACGTCAACCAGGCGCTCGCGATGGGCGTGGAAATCCCCTCCGCGATGCGCCCGATGCTGGAGTCGTTCGCGAAGGCCGGGACGCTCGTCGACGCCAACGGCGAGGCGATCAGCGACCTCGAGGCCGCCGGGATCTCGTTCAGCCTGACGATGTCGGACGGCTTCAAAGCGCTCATCGGGGAAGTCAAGACCCTGACCGATGTGATTGCGCGCTCGCTCGGCGTGGCGATTCAGAACATCCCATCGCCCCAGGTCACCGGCCAGGTGACCTGGAACGTGGCGCCGATCCCGTCGCAGCCGTCGGGCGGCCAGCCGCTGGAGAGCTATCAGAGCGGGACGGGCGGGTTCAAGAACTTCGGCGCGGGGACGCCGGTGATGCTCCACGGCTGGGAGGCGGTCGTGCCGCGCGAGGAGTCGGGCGCCTTCGCGACCGTGAGCGGGGCCGGGGGCGGGACGGCGGCGTCGGCGCTGGCGCCGTCGATTGTCATCAATGCCCAGGGCGCGTTCTTCGATACGCCGGGCGACCTGCAGCGGCTTGCCGATCGCGTCAATGACGCGCTCACGGCGAAGTACGGGTTGCGGAATGCCATGCGGGCCGGCTGATGGCGCTCTCCGGATCGCAGAAGGCGTATACGTTCGCGCGGTCGGGGATCGCGCGGTCGGGCGCGACCCGGTCGAACTATGTCCTCCCGTGGTCGACCGTCGATCTCATCGTCCGCGACGCGGCCGGCAACATCGTCTCGCGCACGGACATCACGTCGTACACTCGCTTCGGGTCGTTGTCCGTCACGCAGGCGCTGAACGACGAGCCCGATACGTGCAGCTTTCAGATCGTCCCGACCGCCCCCCCGACCGCCGTCCCGCAGGTCGGGCAGGAGATTGCGGTCGCGTGGGCGCCGGGCGCGGTGGAGTTTCGGGGCTACGCCCTGGTCGTGCAGTTCGATCGCCGCGTGCGGAACGAGTCGCCGTGGGTGTCGGTGCAGTGCCAGGATGCGATGTGGCGCTTCGATGCGCGGCTGGTCACGTATCGCTTTCCGGCGCAGTCGGTGACGGCGTCGATCGCGTTCCTGGTGCAGTGGTTCTGTAACGACCCGGAGCTGCCGAGCGCCGCCGACTTCCGCACGGCGTTTGTCCAGCCCGGCATGCCGTCGATCCCCGCCTTCGATGTGGTGAACCAACGGCCATCGACGGTGATGCGCACGCTGACGGCCGCCGTGCAGGGCGCCTTCTACGTCGACGGCTTCGACGTCCACGCCTGGGCGGCGACGCTCAACGAGCCCGCGCAGACGGTGCCGCAACCCCTCACCAACACGCTCGCGAGCCTGAAGGCCTTCCGCCTGACCGAGGACGCGACGCAGCTCCGGAAGCGCGTGCTCGTCGAGGGGCGCCGCGCGTCGACCCTGATTCCGTATCCGGCCCTGCCCGACAACAGCCAGAGCAATTTCTTGGGGCTACCGCTGACTGATGCGACGCTCTTCGCGCCGACGACCGGCCCGGACGCGCGGTATGTCGCCCGCGTCGGGACGCAGTGGATGTTCGTCAATCATCCGATCGTGGTGACGCCGCAGGGCGCCAATCCGCCGCAAACGCAGACGGCGGTGGACTTCACGCCCGGCGGGGGCCTGATCCTGGAACCGATGCCGATGCTGCCGCCGCCGCAGGGCTGGGTCCAGGTCGCGGGACAATTCACGCGGTACTCGGCCTACTTCGGCGATCCCCTGACGGAAACCTGGTCGCTGCAGCTGCCGGCGGCGAGTTTCCCCTATGGCGTGCTGACTGTGCCGATCCCCGCCGGCGAGACGGTCTACTGGGTCGATGCCGTGATGGCGTTCGAGCCGCATGGCCTGCTCTGGACGCACGGCGAGGGCTTCGCGACGCCCGGGGATCTCGCCATTCGGGCGCAACCGCCCGATACGCCGGTCGTCACCCTGGCCGAAGCCGACCGGCCGCTCGGGGGCTGGCCGCCGCTCGAGGGGTTCGTCCAGGACGGCCGCTACAGCTACACGGGCGCGCTCGCCCGGGCGGAGGCCGATCTCGACGCCTTCGCCGAGCCGCTCGTGACGGCCGACTGGGAAACCGAGGATCTCAACGCCGTGCCTGGCCGCCTCCAGGCGATCGAACTGACCGGCGGGTCGGTGCTGGAACCGCGGGCGCCGACGACGCTGACGATCACGCGCGTCGAGCTCTCGTTTCCGCTCCGGACCGAGCTGCCGCGCCGGCGCTGCACGGGCGGCGACATCAAACCGAGCACGTTTCTGGATCTGGTCCTGACCGACGAGTCGTAAAGGAGTCTTGCGATGCCGATTACCCGCACGCTGATGGTGGACGATGACGGCTCCGGCACGACCGGGACGATCCTCAACAACGCCTGGAAGCAGGAGTTCTACAACCAGATCGACGCCCTGGGCGGCCCGTCGGCGGGGGCCTGGACGGCCATCCCGTTCAATGCGGCCAACTTCACCGCCAGCTCGGGCGTCTGGACGGTAACGGCGGGCAACGTGGCGATCCTACAGTGGACGATCCTCGGGGGGAAGACGTTGGCGGTCTGCTTCAAGATCGCCGGCAACGCGAGCCTCAGTCTGCCGACGACCGCGCTCGTGATCACGCTGCCGGCGCCCGTGCCGGCGGTCACGCTGGTCGTGACCAATCCCGTCACGTATTACGTCAACGGCACGTCGCTGGTCTTCGGCACGGGGTTTGTGGAGGTGCAGGCGGGGACACTGCGGATCTACCGCGATCTCACGAACGCCCAGTTTCCCGCGGTCACGGCCGGCGGCATCTTTCTGTACGGGCAGATTCTGATTCCGCTCTAAGGGGGTCCGTGATGGCCGCGCCATTTCCGCCGCAAGGCAATCAGCAGCAACGCACCGAACGCCCGCTGAAGATTTACGCGGAGCAGTACACGGCCGCCGGGCCGCTCCCGGTCGGCGTGTCGGTCGAGCCGGCCGCGCCGATCTATCCGAACGGCGAACCGCGCGTCTATGCCACGACCGGGACGTACGATGTCCACGAGGGCGACTGGATCATCTCGAGCCGCTACACCGGGCAGCCGGTCGAGGTCATCTCGGCGGAGGAGTTTACGGAGCGGTTTGGGCCGTCAGAGCTCACCTAAGGATCATCGCGTCACGCCCATCATTGCGCCCGCCAGGAATGCGCTCACGAAGAACCACACGACCGCGACGACGATGGCCGCAGGCACGGCGGCGAGACCGCACTTAATGAAGAAGCCGACGAGCTCGCCGAAGGGCAGGTCGATGGCCGTGACGACGACGCGCTGCAACGGTGCCGCCACAGGCAGGCTCGGCGCAGGCAGGTCCGCCGCCTGCTGGAGCAGCGTACCGCAGCGCGGGCAGGGCTGCCCAGCCGCCTGGCGCGGCACTTCCACGCCGCACTTCCCGCAGGCGAAGTAGTCGGGCGCGTCGATGGCTCGGCCGCACTGGCCGCAGACCTTCGCGCCGGGCGCGAGCGCATAGCGACAATAGGGGCACTTCATGGGGAAGTCTCCGATGCTGAGCGTCGGTGGGAACCTGCTGAGACACTACCGGCTGTGCGCCGCAAAGAGCGTGAATGTAGCGTGAATGAAAGGTGCAGAAAGGCGGCGAATGATGGCGTTTGGTGACGGTGCGACCGTTGCCGGATGACATCGCCCGACTCTCGATTGAGGCCCGGATTCATTGATTGTTTGAGGGGTTTGACTGGTGGACGGCGCGAGGCTCGAACTCGCGGCCTCCGCGTTGCGAACGGGTAGCAAATCGCGTTTTCCCTAACGTTTTGAGCGTTTTTTCGCGCCCGTGAACGGTGAGGGAATGGAATCGGGCCTTTTAGGCCCGTTTCCGCAGCCGCGGCGCGCCGACCATCGCGAGCTGATCATCACGTCTGGCCTCTGCGTAAATCCGGAGCAGCATCTCGGGGTGTTTCCAGTTCCCCTGTTTCTGCACGGCGCTGATCGGCGCGCCCTTCTCGAGCAGGTACCGCGTCGCGCCCGTGCGTCGCGTCGCCCAGTGGAACGTGAGCCCGCCCTGTGCCCGGCCGTAGCGGAGCCCGGCCTTCTTGCAGAGGTACTCAAAGCGCGAGCGCACCGAGCCCAACCAATCCCGTGGCGCCAGGGCGCGGCGGAACTTCGCGAAGTAGTACCGCTCATCCGTCCGCTCGATCTCCTTCAGGACGGCCACGGCGCGGGCCGAGAGGGCCGTCTCGTAGGCCTCCCCGCTCTTCGCGTGCTTCACGTACAGCCAGTGCCCGTCGTGTTCGCTCCGCTCGAGGTCGAGCAGATCGCCCAGGCGGATCATCGTGTCGATGCCCAGGATGATCAGGGCGCGATCCTGCGCATCCTCGCCGGCCTCGAGCAGCGCCCGTTCTTCAGCCGGCTGGAGCAGGCGCCGCTTGATGGGCGGCGCCTTCAACCGCTTGAGGCCGGCAATCGGGGACGCCTCCAGATACTTGCCGACCGCGTCGCGGAGCATGCCCTTCAGCAGATCGACCTCTCGGTTGACCGTCCGCGGCTGGACCTGGCGCGAGGCCATGTAGGCGCGGACCCGGTCGGCATCAATCGCCGACAGTAAATCGGCGCCGAGAAACTTCAGGAGCGGCTTGAGCATCTCGTGCTCGCGGCGGGCGCCGCGCCGGAGCGCGATCACATGCTCGGCGTAGGTCTTGGCGTACTCGGCGAAGCGGATCATCGGCGGGCCATGGGGCAGCCGCCGCACTTTCCGCTCGGCGAGCTCGTGCATCCGGAGCTGGTAGGCGTCTTTCGCGAGGCGCTTGGCATCGGCGCGCTGGGTCGCGGTCTCGCCGACAAGGATCGGCGTCCGCTCCCGCTGCTTCGTCGTCTCGAGGTACAGCCACCAGTACTGCGAGTCCGGTCGTTTGAAGACGCCCATTTATCGCGCCGGCTGGACCAGACGCTTGCCACACTGCTGGGCCGCCGCCTTCGTGGCGTCGAGAATGCGTTGCATGAGCTCGGGCTTCTCTTTAGCGAGGATGTATAGGTCGTCGAGATGCGTGCGGAAGGCCGTCACCAGGGGGACGCCTCTGATCGTCGCGGGCGTGGGATGGGGAATAAGGACCGCGCGCTGCGTGTTGGGCAGGACGAGATACAAACGCCGATCACGCAGTTTCGCCATAGACGACCTCGCCGCCGCTCGGACGGATCAACCATTCTTTTTGGCATGTGGCGCGACGACGGGGAGGATCGGCGCAGTGGTCGCTGGGGATGGGCCTTCTTTATTCACCGGGGTGAGGATCGTTTCCACGAAGGCGATCTGTGCTTCATCGAGGCGGACCATGGCCGCCAACATGAGCGCGATGCGTTCCCGCTGGTCTTCCGACAAAGGGGCCATGAGAAAGGCCTTCACGGCGTGCTTCACTTCCGCCCCCCGCATGATGAAAGCGTTGCGCGAGCCGCAAATCCTCCTGTAGGAGATTGTCCAAGAGCGGATTCGGCGTCTCTACCCCATCATCGTCCGCCGTGAGTTGATCGAGCGTCAGGCCCATCGCCGCGGCGATTCGAGCGATTTGCTTCTCACGGGTGGAGCGCCGGCCCGTCTCGAAGCTTTGGAGACAACCCACCGACACGCCCGCGCGGGCGGCGAACTTGACTTGACTCATGTCGCCGTGGTCCCGGCGCCATCTGATGACCCGGGCGGCGGCGTGGCGATATGACACCGCCTCATTGTCGGGGCCGTTTGCGAAGCGGTCAACGGTCAGCGTGGCGCCGGTCGCGATCACGAGAGACAGCGTAAATTAACCGATTGACACAAGTCAACTTAGTTGTATAGTGTGTCGCAAAGTTAACTATGCTGCTCAAATTGGCGCGCAAAGTCGCCGGGCTCACCCAAGCCGAACTGGCCGAAGCGGCGGGCGTCACCAAGTCGTTCATCTCCCTGCTGGAGAGCGGCCATCGCGACCTCCGGTCTGTTGGGTATGAGACGGTGGCGCGGATTGCCGACACCCTCGGCGTGAGCCCCGAGGATCTGTTTCCCCTCGCCGCCAGAAAAGCCCAGCGCAGGAAGAGGCCGGCATGATGCCGCCGTCCCCGTATCTGACCGCCCGCGAGGCGATGGCCTATTTACGGGTTGGCTCGCAGTCCGCGCTGTACCGACTGGTGAAGCAGCACCGCCTACCGGTCTGTCGCCGCGGCCGGTTGTACCTCTTCGACACGCGCGAGCTCGACGCCTGGGCGCACGGCCACGGCTCGGCGCTCGAGATGTACCGGGCCGAGCGGCGGCGGGCGTGATGGACGGGCTCGCGCTCATCATCGCGTTCGTCGCGCTGGCTGTGGCCGGGTGGGCGGCGTACCTCGCCTTCCTGGCGCTCGTCGCCGCCGGCGGCGCCGCGGCCGAGCTCAAGGCTCACCGGCTCGAGCACGCCACCGGCGTGGAGGAGAAGCAGACGACCGGCCTCCGGCAGCAGGGCGAAGAGCTGGCCCAGCAGACCGCGGCGATCCGGGCGGCGACGGCGCGGATCGAGGCGTTCAAGCGGCGACGGTTGCACTAGGGACGTTTATGCAATGCGGGCACGCCTACTGAGACCTGGCTTCTTTATGAATGAAGATCTCGCCCGTCTTCCCGTGCGCGCGCGGCTGCTGTTCGCGGGCCTCTGGTGTCTCGCGGATCGGGACGGCCGCCTCGAGAACCGTCCGGAGCGCATCCGGGCGGCCATCTTTCCCTACGAGCGGGTCCAGGTAAGGTCCCTCCTTCAGACGTTGGAGAGGGCAGGTTTCGTAAAAAGTTATCAGTCCGTGGCTGGACCTTGCTTGTCCGTGGTGACGTTTGCCACGCATCAGCACCCACATCCTCACGAACCCCCGAGTTTACTGGGGCCGTCGACACCCCTGCCGTGTCATGTCACGGCAGGGTTTGACAATGTCGAACCACGCCCGGTTGATCCGGTGTACAGATCCGGTAGAGATCAAGATCAAGAACTAACCGCTCCGCGGGCCGTGCCCTTTCGCGTCTACGCCGCGATCGCCGCCCGCGTCCTCCGGCAGACCGCGGATCTCGATCTCACCCCAGGCGACCAGGCGGAAGAGGTCAAGCGCGCCTGCGCGAAACAGGCGCTGCCCTATGACGCCACCGTGATTCGAAAGGCACTCGACGCGGCCAGTGCGGCGCGAGCTCGGAGGCGGGCATGAAACGGCCAGCGATCGTACAAAGCACCTTCGATTTCGCGATTCGTGAGATCAACGCCCTCGAGGAGCGCATCGTCCACGCCGAGGACGACGCTGATGCGATGCTGTGGGATCAAGCGCAGCAAGTCGTCGATCAGGTTAACGGTGGACTGTCACAAGTGAAACTGGCGTCGCAATGGAAGAACGTCCGGAACGACAATAAGCCGTACTCAAACGTCCATGTACATCGTGTTGTCAAAACTGTCGAGCTTTACTTTAAAGTAAAGCCCCGCCCACGATTCCGCGACGCCTACAACGAGATCGCGAACGCCTCCGGGCCAGTGAACCGGATCAACTTCAATAGCGGCGACAACGAGTGGTATACGCCGCCGGCGATCATCGAGGCCGCGACGGAGATCCTGGGGCCAATCGATCTCGATCCGTCCTCCTGCGCGCTGGCGAATACCGTCGTCAAGGCCAGGCAGTACTACGACGTCACCGCCAATGGCCTGCTGTTTCCGTGGCGCGGAACCGTCTGGATGAACCCGCCCTACGACCAGCCCGCGATTACGAACTTCTCGCTGAAATTTGCCTCGCATGTCCGTGCCGGCGACATCACGGCCGGCATGGTGTTCGTCAACAACGGGACCGAAACGAAGTGGTTTCAGACCGTCGCTGAGGTCTCTGGCGCGATCTGCTTTCCGTCCTCGCGGGTGCCGCGCTGGTCTCCCGATGGGGAGTCGACCTCGCCGCTGCAGGGTTGTGCGCTGCTCTATACCGGGCCGGCCGTGGAGGCCTTCTGCCGCCGGTTCGCCGATCTGGGCCTGGTGCTGGTGCGTCCGTGAGAATTACGCCGCAAAACTCGATCGGGCATCGTGACCTCGAGGCAGAAGTCGCCGGCGTGTTTGAGGCGCACGACTTTCTCACGGCCAAAGCGCCCTATCACGACACGATGGCGCCTGAGATCATCGACCGACTATCGCAGTGCAACAGCCCGACCGCGCGCTATTTGCGGGGACGATCCGATCGCGTGGCGATTCACCGTCGCCGCGATCAAGTGATTCCGTGGGAGGTCAAGACGACGCCCGGGCTGCATCCTCGCATCCCTGTCGAGGCCATCCCGATCATGCATCACGTGCAGGCCCGCATTCCGGTGCTGTATGTCTGCCGGCACCTTCGCCATCAGTGGGACGCGGCGTTTTGGACGCATCGACTGCCGAAATTTGATGTGATTTTCATTTCACCCAAGTGCGACGCCTATGAATCGGGCGTCGTGCAGCGCTTCTTCGGCGCCCCTGAGTTCTGGAAATGGAAACCGACCTTTGAACCCTGCCAGGTCAATGGTAGCGGCGACGCCTTCGCGCTGATTAGTCGCGAGTCCCTTGAGGCGGTCGGGCTGGATTGGCGCGCGGAAATCGCGCGGCGGGCGGCGATGGATGAGCTCGACGATTTCGATCGACTCTCCAGTGAGCCGGAACGCTGTCTTATCTGCGGGGACTTTGTGCCGGCGCGCATGCCGCACCGTTGTTTCAATGTGGGCGTCTGGCATGCGGAAGGCGGCGACTTGTGAGAGTCACGGTCACGTTCTCGCGCGATCTCGACGTCCCGATTCTTTCCGAGATCATGACCGCGACCGGCACGACGGCCGCGGACGCGATTCGCGTCGCGCTCTGGTCGCTCGCGCATCACGTCAACATCGATGTCCCGCATACCGCGTTCCGCTTAACTGGAGGTCGCTCATGTCGCTCTATTTCCCGGTCGCGTGTTACCTCGCCGCGCTCATCGTCGTCGGCGTCGACCTCGCCCGGACGCGCGGGCAGTCGCTGACGAGCTGGGCGGTCGCCCTCGTCGCCCTCGGGCTCACCGTCGCCGCGCTGGTCCGGTGACGCGATGACGCGCTCCGACGACATCGCCGCCCTGGCCGCCGCGATGGCGAAAGCCCAGGCCGAGATCACCGGCGCGTCGAAGTCGTCGGAGAACCCGCACTTTCGGTCGAAGTACGCGGATCTGGCGTCCGTCTGGGACGCCTGCCGCGGCCCCTTGACGAAGCACGGCCTCGCGATCATCCAGTGGCCGCGCCTGGCGCATCTCGGCGGGGAAGCCTGGGCGCTCGAGCTCGAGACGGTGCTCACGCACACGTCGGGGCAATGGATGGCCGACACGCTCGCCGTCGTCCTGGCGCGGCTCGATGCGCAGTCGATCGGGTCGGCGATCACCTATGCGCGGCGCTTCTCGCTCGGCGCCGTCGCCGGCGTCGCGCCCGAAGACGACGACGGCGAGGGGGCCACGGCGGGCGCGCCGCTGGCGCGGCAAGGGAAGTCGGCGCCGGCGACCACGGCCTCCGCCCCCCCTGCGGGGGACCCGCCGGCGCCGGCCCCCGTGCACGCCCTCGAGGTGGAGCGCGCGACCGGGCACGTCCTCGGCATCGTCGCCCGCAAGGTCGCCAACGGCGAGCGGTTCGTGATCACGCTCTCGAACCAGCACACCTACGCGACGTTCCAGCGGCGCCTGGCCGAGACGGCGAAGCTCGCCCGGGAGGCCGGCACGGAGATCGAAGTGCAATACAAGGCGACGCGCTACGGCAACGAGGCGGTCGCCGTCGTGGATCTCTCTCAACCGGAGCCCGAACTATGACCGCCCGTGGACCCGAGGCGTATCGGGCAGCCATGCGGCGCTACGGGATTCCGGAGTCCGCGCAGGACGGCCTCCTCCGGTACTTCGTGGGTCGGATTCAACCTGGGCATTTCCTTATGGCGGTGTTGAGCAACGATCTGGCGGAAGCGTGCGGGCGCGGGGACGAGGAGAATGTCGCGGCGTTACGGGCGTACGTGATGTTCCTCGTCAACGCGGCCCCGGGCCATGCGTGGGGATCCCGCGCCCTCGTGGAGGAGTGGTTAACCACAGCGGACGCGGAGCCCGAACGATGAAGACCGCCCTCCAGCACGTGCGGGCTCGGATGGGCACGACGACGACCTCGCGCGGCGTCACGTTCCCGCGGCCGACCGCCGACGAGAAGCACGAGCAGGCCCAGATCCTCAACCTCGTCGCCCAGCTCGGCGGCCAGGCCTACGTGCTCGGCACCCGTCGCGCCCGGTACTGCGGCGTCTGCGGCTCGCGCACCACGGATCACGGCACCCGGCAGACCGAAGGCCTCGGCGACGT